GTAAAAAAGGAAGGTAATAAAAGGTCTAAATCAATTGTATACTCCGCAGCTACAACAATTCAAAAAGGTTATCGTGAAATTAAATAACTAAACATGACAATACGCAAAAGAGGGGGGCAAGCTAAACCCCCCGAAGAAAGAATAATTCAATTCGCTATTTATCCAAAGTCTGGCCACATTGACAAATTAGGCCGAGACAATGCACGTTCGATAGCAGAAAAGGCAATTTTAAAGGCAATTGAAAAGATTAAGTAATTAAACCCAAACAATAAAAACATGAACACAGAACAAAAAAGAATCCCATTCGATTGGGAAAAGTACCAATCAGGAGAATATGAAGCGGTTTGTAGGGATGGTTCAAAGCCCGAAATGATTACCTATAATCCAAATGCAAAAGAAAAGGTTAAAATAGCTATGTGGGTTGATGGCCAATTGTATCCAAGATTTGAAAATGGGCAAACATGGCATGATTCAGAAGGTACATTAGATATTGTTCTAATCCCCAAACCTAAAAAGTTCCAAGCATGGGTTAATCTGTATAGTGACGGATTATCTTCATCTTATAGAAGTGAGTATATGGCAAAGGAATTAGTAGATGTTCATTTAGAAAATGGTAGAGAATTTATCGAAACTCGATTAATTGAATGGGAGGGTTAATCGTAATTAGTGAATAAAAAGCAAATAATAGAGGCGTTGTATTTAGATAAACAATTCAAAAAAGTTTGTCAGAATATTGCGCCTCCTTCACTTTGCGAAGATTTATTCCACGAAACTATCATGGTATTTTTAGAAATGGATGAAGAAAAGGTAATCAAAGCCAGTTTGGAAGGCTATTTAAAATGGCTGTTTATTCGGATAGCGTCAAACTCATTCAACTCAAAGACGTCACCATTCTATCATAAGTACCATCACAATGACGATAGATATGATTTAAGCGAGGCAAAGATAAAAGAGGTAACTAACATCAATGAAGGCTTTGAAAGTAAATTTAAACAGCTTATTGAATCAATTGAAAGTGAAATTGAATGCTTAGACTTTTACGAAAAGGAACTTTTAAAACTTTACATCAAATTTGGAAACTATCGTGACGTGTCAAGGGAAGTCGGTATTAAATACGAATCAGTACGCCATGCAATTAGATTAGCAATTGAAAAAATAAAACTAAAAAATGATAAACTTTATAATGATATGCTTAATGAGCGTGTCGAGTGGATATGTAATATCTGAGTTAATAATTGAATGGAGTCATAAACTATTCAAGATATACCCGATTAAACCCTTTTCGTGTGGTTATTGCCTATCCTTTTGGTTCGGGTGTGTATTGGCTTTATATTTTAATATCAATCTATTAGAAGTTATCTTATACGGCTTTAGTTCATCATACCTTTATTATTACTTAAACAGACCATGACAGAAGATATTTACAATTTACTTTTACCACTTAAGGGCAAGTGGGAAACTTACAAAGAACATCATTACAGCGAATTTACCAACATTGATTACGAGATAGTAAAAGATGCTTATGCGAAAATGCATGGACCGCCACCTCGTAACCTATCTTGCCAGTCTTGCATCAGAGAACTATTAAGAGTAGTTTTTTTGCCGTTCGATAATTTTAAACCCGAAATAAAACAAAATGCTAAAGTTAAAACATTCAGGAAACGCAGGTGACATTCTGTATAGCTTGCCTGCAATACGTCAAGCCTGCTATAATGCAAATGATAAGGCAATACTTTATCTACACATTGACCAACCTGCTAACTATGTTAAAGGGTTTGTCCACCCATTAGGTAACGTGATGTTGAATAAGTACATGGCTACTATGCTCAAGCCATTGTTATTAGCTACCAATTTTATCGAAGATGTGTTGATCTACACCGGTCAAAAAGTTGATTACGATTTAGACAAGTTTAGAACAATCGGTTTAAATCTTGGAGCGGGTAATATTTCACGTTGGTACTTTCAAGCGTTCCCTGAATTGACTTGTGATTTAATTGAACCAACAATAAAAGTTCAAAATTATAAAAATTTAGAAGATGCAATTTTAATTAATAGAACTGAACGCTACCAAAATGGACAAATAGATTATTCAATACTCAATCAATATGATAACGCAAAATACTTTGTGGGTACTGAACACGAATTTCATTTAATGAGTAAGATTATCAATGGTTTAGAATACGTTCAAGTAATTAACTTTTATCACGTTGCAGAATTAATTAACAATTGTAAAGTATTTATCGGCAATCAATCAATGAACTTTGCAATAGCTGAACAACTAAAATCAAATAGAATCTTAGAAACTTATTTCGGTTGTCCTAACGTAATTCCATGCGGGGGCAAAGCATACGATGTATTCAATCAAGAAGGATTCGAATATGCACTTAATCAATTTACAAAATGAGAGAACATTACACCAAAACACCCGAAGGAAGTTACAAGTCTAACCACTTCAAAGACCCAAAAGAAATCTACAAAGATGAATATTGGAGTTCAAAACAAAATCATTCAACTATTCATGAACAAGTTTTCAATGTGACTGAAAAGAATGAACTTGTAAAGAAATGGATTACAGACATTGAACCTAAAAGAGTTTTAGAAATTGCCTGCGCACCTGGAATACTTATGGGTGATTTGTCCGCAAATTACGAAACACATGGCATAGAGGTTGACGAAAGATATAGACACGATATTCAAAGTCTTTGCCAATCAAGTGAGCTGTATTTCGGAATGTTTCCCGAAGTATCAAAGGACTTTGAAAGCGGTATCTTCTCAAACATCATAGCCTTAGACGTATTCGAACACGTTGAGGACGGAATCGGATTTTTAAAAGAGTGCCACCGATTACTTTGCGAAGGTGGGAGGCTAATAATTCAAGCACCGATAATGTTTGAACCTGATGTTATGGACGAAATCCAATTCCACGAAACCGAGCATATTTGGATTTATTCACTTGACCATGTATTAACAATGGCAGGGCGGTCTGGTTTATTGTTAGTTGAATATAGTCAATGGAAATTAGGGCATGAACAAATAGTTTTTGAAAAATGAAAATACTTCAAGTTTGTGACAAGAAAATAAGCGGGGTTGAATACCACCGACTTTTAATTCCACATGGAAAGCTAAACGAATTAGAGGAAGTCGAGATAACAACTGCTCACATCATTGACCATTTGCCCGACTCATTCTTTCATCAATTCGATTTAATCATTTCAAGTTCGGTTGTATCAAAAATGGGTTTTCAAGAAATACTCTGGAAACAACTTAAACGAATTGGGATACCAGTTATAATTGATAGGGATGATACATGGGTACTTCCGCATAATCACCCACTTAAAAAAGATTGGGTTAGCAAAAAGACCGCTCAACAGATTACCTACAACTTACAGCAAGCAAATGCAGTAATGGTAACAACTGAACACCTTGCAAATATGGTGAGTCCTTTGAATAAAAATGTTTACGTTATTTCAAATGCAATCGACTTTAATCAAGACCAATTCAAACCTGACCTAAAAGTTAAGCGAATGAAAACTGACCACATTCAAATAGGTTGGTCAGGTTCGGTAACACATCACCACGATTTAATACTACTTGCAGAATCATTCCTACAACTAAAATCAGACCCTGATACTCAAAACAAGTACAGACTAATCTTAAGCGGATTTATTGAAGGAGATGCAATGTGGAAAGAGTACGAAAACATTTTCACGAGTGGTTACAGAATAAGTCAAGAACAATACTGCAGAATAAACGGAATGGATGCCTTCACTTATGCCAGTGCGTATGATATGTTTGACATTGGTTTAATCCCTCTAAAAGATACACCCTTTAATAGATGCAAGTCTGAATTGAAAATGCTTGAAATGGGTGCAAAAAAGGTATCTGTAATCGTTTCAGATGAATATCCTTACACTAATATAGCAAAGAATAAAAAGAACTGTCTGACGGCAAATAAAAAAGAATGGTTTAAACAAATAAAAAAACTCATAACTTTGCCCGAGTTAAGAAGTGAACTATCTGAAAACCTTTACAATGAGGTTAAAGAGAATCACAATATAGAAAAGGTAAACGAATTAAGATTAGAATTATACAAGGAGGTAATAAATGCACCCAACAAGAATATTTAAAACACCTGATGAACTTTATGCAGCTTTCGAACGCTACAAAAAAGACTTAGACGAAAAGGCCAAAGATTGGTTAAAGGTTCAATACGTTGGAAAGGACGGGGATAGAGTAACAGACAAATACAAACTACCTTATACATTAGAAGGGTTTGAACGATATTGCTATGATAATCATGGAGTTGTTAAACATTATTTTGATAACAAAGAAGGTTATTATGATGACTTCGGGGTTGTCTGTTCTCGCATAAGGGCTGAGATAAGAGAAAATCAAATCTTAGGTGGGTTAATTGGAATCTACAACCCTTCTATTACTCAAAGACTTAACGGATTAACAGATAAGACTTCAAGCGAACATAACATCAACGTCAATAAATTACCTGATTGGTTAAAAGATAATTTAGAAACGTGAAACAATTTACCAAAATAAAAAAATGTTCCACACAAACAAACTCAATAAAATTGGGATACTATACGATGAACAAAACACATTTTTAAATACCAAACAATGGAAAATTTTACAGACAAAATAGCTTGCGTATGTTTATTAGAAAAACTGCAAGAAATAGAACCAAACATTAATAACCAATTTGAAGCATACGGGGTATTGTGCCAAAGGTTTTACAATAAATACAAAGAAGGCGGCATAAGTAAAACGCAATACCTTGAAGCTATGATAAGTTTAAATGAAGGTAGAGAAATATTATTAAGTACAAAACATGGCGTACAATCCTAACTTATTATTCATAGAACAAAACATTAAATCAAAGCGTGTGCTTGCCCTACAAGGCGGCACACGTTCATGACTGGCAAAACCTATTCTGCCCTTCAATGGATTATAAGAACGTGCCATAAGTATCAAGGAATGACTATAAGCATAGTTCGTAAAACCTTGCCTGCTTTGAAGTCATCAGCTATGCGGGACTTCATTGAGATTATGAATAGTTTAGGTTGGTATAACGAAAGCGACCACAACAAAACAGAAAACACTTACTTACTTAATAAAAACCTGATTGAGTTCTTTTCAATAGATGACGCTAAAAAGATTCGAGGCAGGAAACGTGACATACTATTTATTAACGAAGCAAACGAAATAGACATTGAAGATTGGCGTCAATTACTTTTAAGAACATCGGGCAAGGTTATCATCGACTACAACCCGTCAGACTTCGAGCATTGGATTTACGACCATGTATTGACCCGAGAAGATTGTGCAACTTTAATAACTACTTACAAAGATAATCCTCACCTACCGGATGCACTTAAAAGAGAAATTGAAAGTCTTAAAGATGCAGACCCTGAGTATTGGAAGATATTCGGATTAGGTGAACGTGGGCAGTTAGTTGGATTAGTCTTTAACAATTGGGTTAATTGTTTGGCAGTTCCTGAGAATGCGAAGTTCATAGGGCATGGATTAGATTGGGGTTTTACCAATGACCCGACCGCATTAGTTTCGGTTTACAGACGTGACAATGAATTGTACTTAGTTGAGAAACTTTACGAAAGAGGATTAACTAACCAGGACATAGCAAAGAAAATATCTGAATTAGGAATCAACAAAAGAGATGAAATCTTTGCTGATAGTGCCGAGCCTAAAAGTATTGAGGAAGTTTATCGAATGGGTTTCAATATCAAACCAACGGCAAAGGGTAAGGACTCGATTATTAATTCAATCGACATTCTTAGACGTTTTAAAATCTTTTTAATAGGGTCTAATCTGCAAAAGGAATTCAGAACCTACAAGTGGAAAACAGATAAGGCAGGCAAGGCAATTAAC